ATAACCTTATTAACAGCCTTGTCATAGGAGGTAATACTGCTAATAGTACAACACAGGCTACTACATATACCAATCTTAGGACGTCTATAATGATAGACACTGTAGAACAGCAGGTTTTATTAAATGCTCAAGCTAGATTTACACCTGCAGGTACTATCAGGATGCCTAATTTTATTTCACACGGTGGTGCTATAATAGGTAAAGTTAGACCAAGTAATATACCCACGTTAATTTTTGGACATGAGGATGCAATTACTAATAAGAATATAATAATTGGTTATACGCTAGGTATTGAAACAAATGAGCCTAGAATTATAACATCACTTCCTGGTAACACATTAACTGACAGTAGAACAAATCATACGTATATTGGAACACCTGTATTTAGTGGTAGTTTTAATTTTACACAAAGTGACCAATTAAGAACTGCAACAAATACTTCTAAAACAAGCTATAGCGGCGGTGTGTATAACTCATATTTCCCATCTTCTTATAGCCAGTTCAAGATTGTACACGGTGTTAATTACCAATTAGCTCCAAATACAAGCTTCTTAAGTAGTAAACAAAACCCATATGATACTGGTTTAGGTTTAGAATTAGAATCTAGATCACTTTACATAGATTATGGAAACCCAGGCGGCGGGTATAATAATATAGCTAGAACGCCTATAGTTTTAGGTCGTACTGGTACTCAAATTAAGGGAAACAGGTCTTTATTAGTTACTAAATCTTCAATAACTACTACAAATGACATTACTACATATTTACCTGTTATATTATTTGAAATAGCACCTACTAATCACGTGTCAGTAGGTAAAGCAATAGTCTTTCCTCTAAAATCGGTAAATGTAGGATCAACAAGTCTAAAGTCTGCTACACCTACAGTCGGTGCTGCAGATACTACTGTTAGTATAAGCAGTACACCTTCTAGTTTAACATCAACTAATGCGGGTAGATGGGCAGATATCTCTCAAGGTACTAGTGTTCTAACACCTGATACTAGTAGAAGTTTACTTATTAGTAGAATTAGCGTAGGATCAAGGCCATCGGGTAATATGCTTGACCTAGATCAAAGTGCTCTTGATATTCAAGCCGGTATTACTATTGATTTAGGATCACAAATAATCGGTGCGGTAGGAGATAGTCTTTCTTCATTATTATCAGTATATAAAAATCTTATAACTCCTAATTCCGCATCTATAACTTCATCTAATATAGCATACAGCGCAAAGTCAGGTAATTCTGCGTATGGTTTATTGTCAGGTGCACCATTGGGTATAAAACCAGGGTATATTGTACATGATGATGCTGGTACAGGACCACAGTCTAGGTTTTTGAAAGGTGTAGACTCTTTTATAGAAGGTGGTGATTTATTCTATAGTGGTTCTCAATACCCATATGATGGAATGGCTGCCGGCGACGTTTATTTGTCAGGAGGTCAAATATATAAAGAATTTTTAGGAGTTTCAGGGAGTATTTCAGGTTTCGGTAGTCCTATCTCTGACTTTAATTACCCTAACTTTGGTAATGTTTATTTAGCCACACGATTAACTAGTTGGTCAGGCGCTTCATATACCGCACCAGGACCTTCACGTGCAGGTAATGTATATGTTGGTTATAGTTCAGATGTTCCTGGTAATTTCCAAACTAATGTTTTTAGGCCTATAGGTAATGCACTTCTAAACGTTTCAGCACCTACACAATCAGTTGAAAGTAGTTCAGTACCTACTGATGCGGGTGCTGCAGGAAGAGCTATAAACATCCAGCGCGGTGATATTGTAACTAATAACCAGGATGCAGGTTGGATAGAATTTGATTTAGGTCAGACGGCTCTGAGATCTGCAGGTACTGGAGGCGCAAGCGTCGGTGGCGTATTCTCAAATGCAATAAACTATTATTCAGGTGCTTCAGGCGTCGGAACAGTCGCAGCCTCATATATGAACACAGGATTGCCGGATCTTCTTTCTAATTGGAAATTTTATTATAAAGTAATTGGGTACACCGTTCATTTTAGATTATTCATGGCTAATCTAAACTTTAGAACTGCGAGGCAAATAACTGGCTCGTATAACGCCGCTAACTGGTCGGACTTTTTTGAGATAGCTAATCCAGCAATATTTACAGGTGGTGGTTCAATGACAGGTAGAATACCTAAACCAAAGACAAAAGATGCTTATCAGTGGTATAATAATAGTGATTTTGATCATACGGCGTCTGCATCTTTCTATGGCACTGGTACTTTATATTTAAGAAATCGAAATATAAGTGGAAGTAGAATATCTGATTATATTATGGGTAGTAACAATCCTGGTGATAATGCAATTCTATTAAAGAAGCCGGTTGCTATGTTTTATGACCCAGAATTTGAAAGATTTTATTTTAAGAGAACTGGTGTGGCTACATTAGGTGATTATGTTACTATAAACGCAAATATAGGCGGTGCACCATTTCTTGGTATAAGTGTTGGGAATCCAGTAACTAACGTATATGCTTCTTTTGCATATCAGCAACATCTAACCAGATTTTTAATAGATTCTACTGGTCAACCATTTATGCCGATTTCAAATGCAAGTTCATATAACTGGAACTCATATATGACATATGATTTAATAGTGTCAGGCACATATGAATTAGATCCTGCAAGTTGGTTCGTTTAATCTGTAATAAATAATATATGAAAAAGCAATTAGATTTAGAAGATCAATTAACTATAGCTGGTCTCATGGATGGATATAGAAAAATACATGAGCAGATCAATCAAGTAGAAAGCAAGTTAAGTAAGCTTAGTAAAAAACAAGAAAAGCTTTCTGTAGAACTTGATAATACTAGAACCAGCGAAAAAGAGTTTGGAGATTATCTAAAAGAAAAATACGGTCCTGGTAAACTTGACACTATGACCTTAGAATACATAACTGAATAATGGCATCTACATCTAAATATCTACAACTTAACTCACAGGTTTTACTTGAGTATATCTACCAAGATCCTGCGGCACCAACTGTAATTGATACAGACACTAATGGTGCACGTTGTATGATATTGAATAATGGTTATACAGGAACTAAATTCTTGTTTACTGAAGATAACCCTTATGTACCAACTGGTAACTATAGAAAATTCAGTGCAGTACCGGTTAATAGTGCTAGAAATAAGTATGCGTACTTAACAACTAATGTACCTTTAAATTATCTAGATTATGACGCTAATTTAACGGATGTTACTGCTCTTTTAGCTCAGCTTACTACACCACCTAACATACCTGTAGAAGCTTTACAGTATGATACTGTTAGGTTACACCTTGTTTCTGGCTATTCTATAGCAACACAGGGTGACGGTTTTATATTTGAAGTACAGTTTACAGATAAGGCTGGTAAAAAGCAAAACTTAACCTCAATTGCCTATCTGAATAGTGATAGTTATGAAGTTCTTAACCCGGACGAATTTGTAATGGGTGAGAAGCTTTATACCAGATATATTGAGCTTAAGATTCCTGCTATTAGCTATCTTAATGATGTCACTATATCTAACCCAACTGTTCCTACTACATTATCTTATTTGATGACTTATGGTAAAGGAGTTCATCCTACTACCATGATTGACTTTTCATTCAAGATAATATCTTCGACTGATACAGTTAACGGTTATAAGTTTTTCAATACAGGTAATGATGTTAAAACTAGTATAAGCAGAACAGATGAGTATTCTGGTTTAAGTGCTGTAATACAAGAGTCAACTGCTGGTGATTACTTTGAATTGTATGGTTCCTATAACGGCGACATATACGAGGATTTTATTGTAACACTTGACCAGCAACCTAATACCAAGATTGCTATATTCCATGATGTAAGAGTTATTGAGCAAGTCGGTTCAGACTTCTTAAAAACCAGTGAGCAAAACTTTATACAGACTGAAGACTTTGGTATACCATATAAGTTTAGACCAATTGTACTTAATTCATCTATAGCAACTTCTTACAGAATTGAATATACTCTTAGAATTTATAACACATATGATAATTCTCAAATAATTAGACAGGCTCAGTTTACTAGCTTTGATGTTAAGAAATACGGAAGAAGAATACGTAAGATAAACCTGGGACTGGAGCCTAATGTTGCTAAAGTCTATAACGTTTTACCTGACAATAAGCCTATTGTAAATTTGAAAACTTACAATAACATGAATCTTGATCAGGGTTCTAGTACAACTGTAGTACAGACAGAGTTTGTAACCAGTTTTGTAGACAGAAATAGAATCAGTGCTAGTGTATCATCTGTTAAGATAATACCTGCAATTAAACAGCAAGGTGATGTAATACCTACGGCAGCAGACGATTCAACTAGCTTTGCAGATATACCTTTAAGGATTGAGCAGATTTCAGAAACAGATAAAGTGTATCAACAGGGTGAAGCGCCTATTGGTATATCACCGTTTGATAACTTCTATCAATTTATAATTTATAATAATGCCGTTTCAAATGCATCAGGTGTAGGTGAACCTCAATTAGTAGATCTTACACAAGTTGGTACAGTATACATAAACTTCTTTGATAAGCAGACAGGTTTAAAGATTAAACTTAGAAGCTATACTAATATCAAAGATTTGAATCCTGCTGACGGTGAAGTTGTTTTTAAAATACCATCTGAAGAATCTAGTAAGATACTAGGTATGACAGATAAAAATTATTATATATCCACTGTTTTAGAAACAGGTGGTGGTACAAGTGAAGAGACTTTGATGTACAATGGTACTTGGTATAGTGTAGAAGAAAAGGTTGACAAAGTAGCCTCAGATACTATTGATGATTTACAACAATCATTTGATTCTCTGAGTGAAGCTTCAGCTACTATTATAAATTCAAGAGATGCTGAGATCAATTCACTTAAAGCTGAAATAGATTATCAGAAACAATACATTGCCAGCCTTGAAGCTAACGTTTCTGAATTAGGTGGAGACTTAGCTGCAGTACAAGGTAATTTATCACAGGCACAAGACGCTATAGCTCAACAGCAGACAGCATATCAGCAGGCTATTGCAGGTATCACAAATTCTAGTAATAGTATAATACAAAGCATTATATCTGGCGGTTCAACTACTGCACCAAAGGAGACTGATACAATTTACATAAACGGAAATCCTGTAAGTCCAAATCCTAACTATCCTGGTAATTCAAATAATTCAACTGCTTCTAAACCAAATGAAGCTGAACTTGAATATATTTTACAAAAGCAACAGGGTATATCAAGCTCACAGGTTATAATAAACCAAGGTACCGGAAATCCAAGTAATAGTAAATCTGATACTACTAAAGGTAACTAAAGATAAAAGACAATGCTACTAAACGCTAGAGATAATTTATTCCAGTTTGGCTTTCCAAGAAACTTTATACCTAGATCTATTTCAGAAAAGTATAAACCTTATTTGAATAGAATACCAGGTAACCTGATTGAAGAACCAATTGATTTTATCAATTACACAATTCAATCTATAAATTTCCCGGGAGTTGGTTTCGATCCTGTACAGCAGGCTCAATATCCAGGTAGAAATATACTCTTTAGAGCTAGCAAGCCTGTACAGGAATTATTCCAAAAGGAACTTACTGTAACATTCCAACTCGTAGATGGTTACATTAACTATTGGATTCTACTTGAAACTCTACAATATTACTATGATTTTAGTAATGAAAATACATATGCTGAACCTTTAAATTTACGTATGCTTGATAGCGAAGGTAATGCACTTGTTTCTGCGACAATGAAAGATACTTTATTAAGAAGTATAAGTGACCTACAGATGAGCTTTGCGAGTAATGTAGCTGAGTTCAAAACGTTTGATCTTAATATAGCCTATAATGAGCTAGAGATCAGAATCGAGCTGGACTAATATATAGATAAAGAAACAGACAGATGAAAACATTCAACGAATTTATTACTGAAGGCACAATTGATAGCCAAGAATGGAAAGCTTTAAATGAAAGTTTGATTACTGAACTTACAGTTGAACAGGAGGCTCAAATTGATGAAGCTATTGATAGATTCGTATCTGAATATCTAAGTAAAGGTAAAACTATGGAAGACCTACAGCAAGATATTATGAATGAAGGTTTTCTCGGATCTATTCTCGGTGGTTTAGCAGGATTTGCACTTGGCAGCTCTGTAGGTAAAATTATTGCCAGAGTTCTTGGTGTAGGCCCAGGTATTTTATATGATATGCTTACCAGTCGTCTTGTCGGTGCAGCTTTAGGTTCTGCACTTGGTTCACGTGTTTAATAACCCTTTAATCTAATTTTTATGTTTGTCGGTATCGACTTTTCTATTAACTCACCAGGTATTTGCATTATCCATGAGGAACAATGTCACTGGATTAGTAATTCAATAGGCCCAAAGACTAAAGCAGAATCAGCTTATGTCGAGAGAATAAAAGCCTGTTCAGATGTATCATATATCCAATTCGATGCTGATGTCTCATCACAAGAAAGTATAGACAGCTACAGTGATACAGAATACCGTAAGATCATTCGTTATATCAACAGGGCTAATCAAATCAAGGAAATAATCTTTGACACAGTGCAGAGACTAAACTATAAAGGGCCGATCCATTTTGGATTTGAAGGTTTCTCCTATGGCTCAAATACCAATAACATTATAGATATAGCCATAGCCACTGGCTTTTTAAAAGAAAGACTTATTGACTATTGTGCTAGCCATTCAATAGATATGACACTTGATGTTATGGCACCTGGTACTATTAAGAAGCATGCAGGCTCTGGTCGATACAACAAAAAGGAGATGTACGAAGTCTTTGCCGAAAATAGACACTCTGATACTAAGCTAGAACAGTCTGACTTCTGGACCTTATCTCAATCTATAAAGGGCCTGAAGAAGTTACCAAAGCCGACTGACGATCTAATAGACTCTTATTTTGTAGCCAATGCTCTGATGGGAAAGTATGTCAGCCTGGCTACCTAGAGTTTGGATCCACCTCTGGATTTAAGCTACTTAAATATTGTACACATCTATAGGGGTATTGTTTCAAGACCTACTGGTTTTTCTATGATATTGCTTGCTAGCGGTATTTCTCATAAACTATTTTCTATTTGAACGATATATAAACCATACTGATTTAACAAGTTTACTGGCCAGTTTCAAGTTATTTTAGGCAAATTAAAAGGCAAATTAAAATTTAATTATTATGGCAAAAAAACCACAAGAAGATTTCGATATCTTTTCAACAAGCGTCAGCGATATCGATCTCTACAAGAGAGAAAAGAAAGACAGTGTATTCTATTCTCCTAAAGCAAAAGACGGCGCAGATGGTACTTATAAGGCATTGATCAGATTCATGCCGAACATCAAAAATCCAAAACAACCTATTGTTCGTAAATTCACCTATTGGCTTGAAGGTCCAGATGGTAAAGGTTCTAACTTTGATAGTCCTTCTACTGTTGGTGAAAAGTGTCCAATTCAACAGGCTTTCTATCGCTTGAAAAATAGCGAGTCAGCTGCAGATCGTAGAATGGCGGAAAAGCTTAAAAGAAAAGAGCAATTCTATTCTTTGATTAAAGTCATTAAAGATCCGCAGAAGCCTGAAAATGAAGGACGTTACTTTATCTTGAAGTATGGTACTAAATTAAAGCAAAAGATTGACGATGAAATGTCACCAAGCTTTGATGAGCCAACTCAGATCTTTAACCCACTTACAGGTAAGAATTTCGAATTGATTGTAACCAAGCAAGGTGATTATAACAACTATGACACGTCTAAGTTCCAAAGTAAGAAAACTGCAGTTATCATTAATGGTGAGCCTGCTGATAACAGCCCAGAATCTAAAGAGGCTATTCTCAAAGAATTAAATGCTGCTCCAGATTTGAGCACATTTGAATACCAATCATGGACTGATGAAGATCGTTCAAGAGTTGAGAAGTTTCTTTCATACTACACTTCACGCGGTTCTTCAATCGATGCAGTAGTTAATTCTAAGCCAAAAGCAGAATCTACATTTGAGGCAAGTAATACTGAAGACGATGACTTCTTTAATGCACCTGCTCCTAAAAAGGAATCTGCTAAATCAAGCCCTGAGCCTGCTAAGCAGTCAAGCAATGATGAAGACCTGGATTCATTCCTCGATGGTCTAGGTATTTAATAACTATCTATAATCAAAAGGGAGCCTCAGTGCTCCCTTTTTTTACATTTAACTAAATGGTATCATTGGATAATAAATTTGAAATAGACGAAGCATTTAGAAATAAAGTAGAAGGCCTGGTTGAGGATATACTTGTTTCTGCGCATGGCAAGGGTGCTAAGGCCAGAATCAAGAAGATGCACAATCGTTTAAACTTTGCATGCCCCTATTGTGGTGATAGTACTACTGACATACTTAAGAAGCGTGGTAATTTATTTTGGGACACTCTTTACTATCACTGTTATAACTATGGTTGTAATATACATAAGTCTGTCAGTGAACTAATTAACGATTACATACCCAATGGCCTTAACAGCACTGAAAGAATTGGTGTAATCGATTATATAAAATCACATAGCAGAAAGACGGTAAGACAGAGTGTCAGATATGAAATCTTTGAAAACCTATATAAGCTTGCAGTACCACTTGATCTGTTTATGGAAAGAACAGGTACTAAAAAGATAAATGAAAATAGCCCAGGTTATGAATACCTGAAGAACAGGTTATTGGTCAGATCAGCTGATGGCTTTACGTATGGTAATAATAAGCTGTACATACTTAATTTAACCAATGATAGAAAGAGGGTTGTTGGCTTTCAGATGAGAAATCTAGGTCGCAGTGGATCTAAATATCAAACATATAATATAGAAAAGCTTTATGGCTTCTGTGGTCTAGAATTACCTGAAGGCAGTGAAGTTGAAAAGCTGAATGATGTGTCTACGCTTTTTGGTATACTTGACATAGACTTTACAAGACCTGTTACTATATTTGAGGGACCAATTGATGCCAAGTTTATGGGTAACAGCCTAGCCCTATGTACAGTTGGCCGAAATGTCGAACAGTTTCAAGATATACCAACCATCAGGTACATGTTCGATAACGATAAAGCAGGTAAGAATGCCATGAGAGATTTGCTGAAGACTGGTAAAGAAGTATTCCTATGGTCTAAGTTTATTTCAACCTTTAATCTAAATGAATATGAAATAAAAGATCTTAATGACCTGATTTTAATTTGTTACAAAAACAAATTTGATGCATATAAATATATTGGCAGCTACTTTTCTTCTAACAGTTTAGATAGTTTCTATGTATAAAAATAAT